GCATGTAGTTTTTCACGATGAATATAATAACCACAGTTGAAATTTGAATTAATCAATACATTATCATCTTTTTCCATTTCTATATAGGATAGTTTGGTTTCGCAATGAGGTTGTAAAATATGTATTATCTTTTTTTTAATGATTTCTAGTACTTCGTTATTCAATACACCTGGTATTTCCATTTTTCCAGTATTGAAAACTTTAATATGTATTTCTTTGAATTCATCTTTATAATAGAAACGAACAATCAAAGCGAAGCAATTATAAAACGCATTTTTTACTTTACCTCTTGAGTTCATAATGTCTTTTTTGGAGATACCAACAGTTAGTTTGCGTTCATCTTTGAATTTATTCTTTTTTAAATTGGGATTATCTACTTGTTTCAAAATGTTTTCTACATAATATGGTATATTTTTCAGCTTTTCTTGATATTGTTCGAATTCTTCTTTACTAGTAGAGGCAATTTTGATTTGTTTTTTTAGCACCCCGTCTTTGGGTTGCCAATAAGGAATAATTGGTATGTTCCAAAATATATCTTCAATTTCAATCGGCGTATTCAAATACAACACCTTTGTTTTGGTAGAAATAGATAAATCTTCACATAAAGGTATATCTTCGGTCTCTTTTACAGCAGTCTCGTTTTTATCATTTGTTTCGTTTGTAGTTGGTGGTTCTGCAAACGAAATATTCTCGTTTTTCAAGAACATTTGCCATTCTTCGTCAACACCCATATTGAAATACTTTATATTTACTGTATGGAATATAAAGTATTCTTTAAGTAATTCAATTTTGTATTTTATGATTGTACAAGAAATAGTCAATTAGTTCAGAAATATTGTTGGTTTGATGATGTATGATGTTTTCAATATGTTCTAATAATTCACTATTGATTAGTTCAGGTCTGTTTTGAATAACATAATTAAAATATTGTATTAATATTGATTTTTTATCCAAGTTATATTGTACACTGATATCATAAATGTATTGTTTACATGCAACATGTTTTTGTTCCAATAACATAGAAAGAATGTTTTCCCATAACTGATTACAAACGATGTCTTCGGGTAAAATATTTGTATGTTGATTCAATTGAATGAAATTAATCATGCTACGAATATCTGATTTGTATTGTTCTTGAATGACATTGATAATTTGGTCATCTAACGATAATTTTTCGGATTCCGATATGTTTTTCAAAAATGCGTAAATATCTTGACGAGGTAGTTGATTAAAACGAATACAAATAAATTCATTGCGTAAATGCTCTTCTATTTTACTGATATAGTTACATATTAAGCAATACCTGATATTTGAGCCCGAAGATTGAATTAGATATTTTAATGCTTGTTGGGCGTTTTTCGTCATATAATCGACTTCATCTAATATAACAAATTTCATCCCTTTATTGAAGAAATTCTTAGATTTTACAAATAACTGAATCTGGTTACGAATAATATCAATACCTCGTTCGTCAGATGCATTCAAATGAATAATATTTTCCGATGTTTTCTTTTCGTATTTTGTTTGGTATTCATTGATGAGATTGATGATAGTCGTTGTCTTTCCTGTACCAGGTGGTCCATAAAATAACAAATTGGGAAAATATTGTTTGTTCAGTATATTCGAAAATATTTTACGATTAATCGGATCCAATACAATATCTTGAAATGTAGTAGGTCTGTATTTTTCTATCCAAGGAACATTCTTGTCCATCTTTATATTACCTACGCGTGTAGTATTTATATTTTATTTTCGATAAAGTTAGTTATGTATGTATTTTGATGCTATGCAAAATGAAAATAAAGATAATATATTCAAACAAGATATACAAATCACTATGATACGTATTTTGAAACCAAATGACTTTCATCATCATTTACGCGATGGCAAATTATTAAAAATGACCACACGTACATGTTTTGAAAAATTCAATCACGTTATTGTTATGCCTAATTTAGTTCCGCCTATTATTACGATTGATAAGGCCCTAGAATATAGAAAAAATATACGTAATTATGAGAATCGTGGAAATCCATTGATGACATTGTATTTACACAAGGATATTTCTTTTGCTGATTTACAACGATTCAAGTCTTTACCTGAAATGATTGGTATCAAATATTATCCTCAAAATGCTACTACGAACTCGGATTTTGGAGTAGATACTATAGAATCCGTTTCACACGTTTTAAAGACAATGGAAATTGAAGACATACCATTGTTGATTCATGGAGAGAGCATTGAATATCATGTAGATATATTTGACCGAGAAAAGGTATTTGTTTCCAAAGAATTATCCAAAATACGTGAATTATTTCCTGATTTGAAAGTTGTATTAGAACATATCACTACAAAAGAAGCAGTCAACTATGTGTTGAAGGAAAACATACATGCGACAATCACACCACATCACCTATTATTTGACAGAAACGATATATTCCGACACGGTATTAACCCACATATGTATTGTTTGCCTATATTGAAACGCAATGAAGACCGAGAAGCCTTAGTAAAGGCGGCGATTAGTGGAAAATCCAATTTTTTCTTAGGTACTGATAGTGCTCCACATGAAGAGCATAACAAATTGTCGTGTTGTGGTTGTGCAGGTATTTTTAACAGCCCTGTTGCAGTCGAAGTAGTAGCAGAGTTGTTCGAAAAACATGATGCATTGGACAAATTAGAACAGTTTGTCAGTACAAATGGGTGTGACTTTTACAATCTTCCTTATAGTGATGAGTATATTGAGTTGAGACAAAACCCCTGGGTTGTTCCAGAAAAATATGATAATATTGTACCGTTATATGCAGGAAAACAAATCAAATGGACATATACAGACAATAAAATTAATAAATAGGAATAAGTAAAAATTGAACCTTACAAAATATACAATACTATATACAAAGAATACAATATGAGCGGGTATTTAGAAATCATCATTGGTCCCATGTTTTCTGGTAAAACCAGTTATTTAATTGATATATACAAAAAGAATGAAATGTTTGATACACTTCCCAAAGTGATTAATTATTCTTTGGATACCCGATATGATGATAAAATGTTGTCGTCTCATGACTTAGTAAAAATACCCTGTAGTTTTGCATCGAACATAAAAGATGAATTAGAATATTGCATGAATAGTGATGTTATATTAATTAACGAAGGACAATTCTTTCCAGATCTGAAAGAAACCGTAATAGAGTTAGTAGAAAAACATAATAAAAAGGTCTATATTTGCGGGCTGGATAGTGATTTTAAAAGAAATAAATTTGGGGATTTACTTGATTTGATACCTTATTGTAACAAGGTAACAAAGTTGAATGCAAAATGCGAATGTGGGGATGCCGCTATACATTCACATCGTAAGGTAAATTCTGATAAACAAGTACTTATAGGCTCAGATAATTATCAACCTCTATGTAGAAAATGCTATCACAAGAAAAATTAAAGTGAGCGTCCATTGTTTTGTACAAAACTCTTATAGTCTTCGCGATATAATCTGGTCAATTCATCATATTTCGTAATAAAATTGCCTTCACGGAAATCATAATATATTTTTTCAATCACCGCACGGTCTTCGTTCAATGTTTTTTCCATCATTCTTTCAGTGAGTTTATCAAATAAATAGTCGATTGCTGGTACACCAGAAACCCAATTGTTACGATATGCTTTTACATGTAACATAGTTTTGTTTTCAGTAATCGGTAGTGCCGATGTTACAATCGTATTTACAAAATCGCCAAATTTTACACGTGCAACTGTATAATGTGGTAATATATATTCATTTTCTACAATTAGAGATTTGATTCCAAATACTTTGTATGCCATAGAATCCTCGCCGGATTCATATTCGTAACTAGCTTTATAATGACCTTCTGCAATCTTCTCAATCTTATCGTTCATCGGAAGAGGGCGTTTTTTATTACCAAATGTATGAACCTCCGATATATGCAAAATATCCAATGAATTTTCGGTAACCGTGCGGGCATCTACATGAAACAATTTTTTCAAGGTCACGTATTTATAACTATCGTCATACGCTTCAGGTTCAATCCATATTGTACTTTCATCGCTGCGTGTACTATCAATATCATATTTAGGTTCACTATGCAAATACAACCATCCATTAAAATTCACAATATCATAGTGAGGCACATCCGTTTTTTGATTGAATACCATGTTAGGACGAATTATTTTTTGTCCAGGAGTTTGAACAAGACGACCATGTTTGTTGAATTTGAATGTGTGATATGGACATACAACACAATTCAAACGGCGATCAATTCGACCTTCAGCTAAGGATGCACCTCTGTGTGGACAAACGTCATTAATCGCCATGAAACGATCGTTTTCATCTTTCCACAATGTAATAGGTTTATTATTAATCATCAACTTTTTGGGTTTGCAACTATTCACATCTTTTGATTCTCCAATAACATACCATTTATGTGCATTCAAAATATCCATGTGTAATCGATAATTTGACATCTTATAGGAAGACACATAGTAAACATAAAATAAACACAATAACCAACTAAACATACTAACAATAAATCGGAATTTGTCTTTATCTTTATTTGTAAAACATATAAATAATTCCATGGTTTTTATACAATGGTATCTTGGCTATTTTTATTATGCGGTGTAGGTAGTTGCTATTCTTTGTTGAGTAGTCCGGTTATAAGAGAAAGTAGTCTGCGTTTGCAAGCAGCGAACAATTGGATATATAGTGATTTATTTGATGAAGATAAGTTGAAAGTGATTGAATCTGTAACTATTACAGAAGACAGTAAACAAGCATATGTGATAGATACTTTCCATGGACAAAATCCAGTTGAACCCAGTAATATCCATGCTATACAATTAATTCCGGATGATGTGCATCATCTAATTGACAAATTAGTGCATAATCACATTGATGTCAATAGTCTGCCGAATTATGTCAATCCATTTTTTCAATTGGCTCAACAATTTGGGTCAGCATTGACGAATATTGCAATTTATTTGTTCGTATTTTCATTAGTATCGGGTTTTATTTTTCGTAACGGTCAAGGTCCAGGTAGTATGAATTCGTCTTTTTTGAATCGATTTGAATCTGATAACGAGTTTCAAATAATCGACAGCGATTCTACAAACACTACGTTTGTTGATGTAGCTGGTTGCGACGAAGCCAAATATGAATTGATGGAAGTGGTAGATTATTTAAAAAATCCAGATAAATATGAACAAGCTGGTGCGAAAATTCCCAAGGGTGTTTTGTTAGAAGGTAGTCCAGGTACAGGAAAAACATTGTTAGCACGTGCGGTTGCTGGTGAAGCAGGTGTTCCATTTATTAGTGCAAGTGGTTCAGAGTTTATAGAGATGTTCGTAGGTGTTGGTGCGTCTCGTGTGCGGAAGTTGTTTGAAAATGCTAATAAAAACGCTCCATGTGTGATATTTATTGATGAAATTGATGCTGTTGGAAGACAACGTGGTGCTGGTATTGCTGGTGGAAATGATGAGCGTGAACAAACACTCAACCAAATTCTAACAAATATGGACGGGTTTTCAAGCACAACCGGTATTATTGTAATTGCCGCAACAAATCGAGCGGATATTTTGGAT